CGTCTTGTATGGCTTCACAATCGCGTTCAGCTCGTCGGCAAAATTCCCCAGCCCCGCTATCGGCGCATACAGGATTTCTCTTACCGGGTTCCCGCTGATATCTTTGGCAATTTTCTCCCCGATTTCCTTGTTTTTCTGGGCCTTCTGGATATAAAAATAATCCTGCGGCGTCTGCTCCCTCCCGTGCTCCTGGTTAAACGCCGCCATTCTTTCCTCTAAGTTCTTCCCCTCATATTCCGGCGCCGTCGTCATGTATTTGATTTCCCCGAAACTATACCCCAGGCCGTCCCCCGATCCTCCGCCATTACTGCCGTATTCTTCGGAAAAAGCCCCCATTCTTTCCTCCAGGCTTTTCCCTTCGTATTTCGGCGCGGTCACCATATATTTGATTTCGTTAAACGTATACTTCTGAGCGGGCAACTCAGTCGGCAGTTTAGTTGGCAACTTAACTGGCAGTTTCATAATCTCTCTCCCATAATCCCGTAATACTGCATGACAAATTTTAGGCTCTCCAGCGTTGATTCTTTGAGGACCTCATTTCTTTCCATTTCTTTTTTGACATTATTCTGGATTTTCTCGTCCGTATCCTTGTCTCCCGTCAGTTGGCCGTATTTTTCGTCTATAAAGTTAATAAATTTTGCTGCCAGCCGCAAGGTAGTCATATCTTCTCTGTATGAGGGAGACATAATAGACATCCCTATCTGATCAGATCCTTTCAGCATCCATTTCTGCCGCACCGGATTGGTCAGCCCCAGCCTGTCCGCCGCGTACAGCATACCCGCGGGATTGTCCCCCAGCTGCTCCACCAGGTCCGCCACCGCCTCCTCCCGCGTCATGCGGCCCGTTTCCATTTTCCCCTTCACATAGTTCGCCCTGTAATAGGCGGAATCCTTGGTCTTTTGATCCATCTCTTTGGTGGTCAGCACCCTCTCTATATCCTGTAAAGAGGAAATCCGTAAGGTTTTTTTCTTGGGCGTATTCTCCTCCGCTTTCTTTATCTCCGCGGAAGCCGCTCCGCTTCCCGCCGCCGCGCTTCCGCTTTCCTTTACCGCCCCCGAAGCCGCCGAACCGCTTGCCTTTACCGCCGCGCTTCCCATGGGCAGATCCCCAATCAACCCCGCGCTTTGCAAATACGCCAGCTGCTGCTCCGTGCTCGCCCCGCTCTGGCGCATGGTTTCCACCACATTCAGCGCTTTTTGGAGCTCCCATTGCCGCGCCTGCTGCGCCGCCGTCTGCCGCTGCCGCTCCGCCTCCTGCTGGGCCTCCAGCTGCGCCTGCCGCTCCGCCGCCGCCCGCTCCTGCTCCGCATTGTACCGGCTCGTCCCCTGGCTTACCGCGTTGTTGTACACGTTGGCCGTCAGATTGTTGTACCAATCCGCCGTCTCTCCCCGGATCGCCGTCGCCTGCTGCCGCTTCTGCGCCGCGCCCGATTCCTGAATCTGCGCCAGCTTGTCCTGCAGCTCCTGCGTCTTCTCCCGCTCCGACAGCCGTGCCGCCGCGTCCGCGTTCCCCCGCTGCAGGGCGATGGCCGTCTGCTGCGTCCGGTTCAGCCCCGAATCCGTCAGGCCCAGGTTCGCCATCCGCTCCTGCACCTGCCGCTGATTCACCAGCTCCTGCACCGCGTTGGCGTCGTACAGCTCCCGGTATGCCTCCGGCAGCCGCTCCAGCTCCCGCTCATACGCCTGAGACGCCGAGGCCGTGGACTGATCCACCGCCGCCTCCATCTCCCGGATGGCTTCCTCGTCCGTTTTGACCCGGTCCGCCTTCCGCTTCTCCGCCTGTTCCAGCCCCTGTTTGTATAGCTCGTCGATATACGCCTGCGCCGGATTCGCCATTTATCGTACCTCCCCGTTCACCTCATATTTCAGCACCAGATGATCCACCGCCATGGGCCCCTCGCTCTCCACCCGGAGCCCGAACCGCCGCACCCGGTTCACCGCCGGCGTCATGGTCCACTCCCGGCCGCCGGAGCCGGAATCCTCCAGCCGCTGCGCGTCCGATTGGATTCCCCGCTCGGTGACGTAGGCGAGGCGGATGTCCCCCTCCCCCGCCGCGCCGATGTGCAGCCTCCGGATGGTTTTGCGCCGCTCCGGCCGGCCGAAATCGAACGCCTTGGTCTGGAACATGGCGGGAATGGGCTGCACGGTTATCTGCACACCGTTCTGATATTCCACGATCGAATCCGTATTTCCATCCAGGGTGTACACCAAACGGTAGAGAGTATCGTTCATCTCCTTCTCTCCCAAGAGAGCGGCCCTGTCCTCAAAGGCAAAAAAGCGTTTCCATGTCACACCGGGCAACGCCACATTCCAGATGGACCAGGGCATGTGCCTTTCCGCATTTTTGCCGGTATAGGAGGTATGGTATTCGTAGCCGCTGGAATTGTAGTCCAGTAGATACAGCCAGTCGCCAACCTGCAGCACATAATGGCCGTTGTAATCGCCGGATGTCGCTGCCCGGAGCGCCTCCTTTCCCTGGGCCTTCAGGTGGGCTTCCACCATCCCGGACAGCTCGCGGACATTGCGCTCACTGTAAGGCGTCGCGCCGGTGAGAGTGTATACCTTCCCCTCCGATGTGGCCCACACCAGCCGGTTGTTGCACAGCTGGATTGTCTGAGGACAATCACAGCCGATACCGGCGTTTATCTGGGTGATGGGGAATGCCGCCATATTGGCCGCTATATCCACCACCTTGCCGTCGATCACGTCCTGGGCGCTGAATCCGCTTCCGGCCTTATAGGCCGTATAAAACATTTCCCGCTCCTTGAAGATCACCAGTATATCCGATTGTTTGCCGAAAGCGGTAACCGCCTGGCCGGAATCACCGACACGGGCATAGTTATTTTCCGGGAAATACAAGGGGTTGTCGGCGTCGCTCCAACAAATAAGGTTGGTTTTATCCCCCGCCATAAACAGCCGCGTACCCCCGTTGATCCCGCCGGTGTCTCCGCCGAACCATGTGTGAAACAGCATATCGCAGGGGTGAAATTCACATCGGTTGTTTACCCATGCCGTAACCTCTAAATTGTTGGATACAGAGGGGTCGGGAGCGACGTAATGCGGCGTACCGACTCCACTCGTCAAAAAAAACAACAAACCGCTGTTTTTATCGACGCCCGCATAGACGGTAGCATTGTTGCCCCCTGTCATGTGGTCGTCAATAAAGGCGGTCTCCGTCGAAAAGGTTTTATTGTACGGTATGTGAAACACGGTTACGCTGCCGTTGTATTGCGTGAATTTAATTTGCAAACTCACTTCAAAATGATTGGAAAGCTTCTGCACCGGCAGAGGAAAGACCTTTGCTTTTCCGTCTGTAGTAAACGTCACTCTGAATGGCGTATCGCCGTTGGCGTCAACCAAGGCATTGAAGCCTTCCAGCATCGTTCCGGAAAAAGTAAAAGCTCCTTTCATATCCTCGGTATCATAGCCTTTCCCGTTCACGGCCAGTAACGGAATATAAGCATTTGACGGAGAGAGAGAGCTTGTTCCGCTCAAAACCGTACCGTTATTGGTAAACGCATACCACCCGGACCGGTGATGAACAAGCTGTTGTGTAAAAAGATAGCTCCCGTCCTGGCAGCTCATATTCGCTATTTCCTTCATAGACCCGTCCGCGGCACAACCTATAAAGGTGGTATTCATCGATGGCATCGCCGTCGTTTCGTTGGTAGTCCCCTCTTCATCCAACACGACGGCAACCATTTCTCCATTCTGATATATATCCGCATTGCCATAAGCGGAGCGCCGCGATATATGTGGATACCCCTGTTCGTCCTCCGGATTGAATTCCAGCCGCGCGCCTATGTCCACGCAGCTTTCCTCCTCCGTCTCCAACCCCGGCCGGGTGCGCAGGGCCTGCTCCTTCCACCACACGTTGCACGCGTCGGTGAGCTGGTTGTCCCCCACCAGATGAGGGGCGTCCTGGAGATTCACCCCGCCGTTCAGCGCCGGCACCGTCACCCGGTAGGCGGAGCCTCCCGCCATTTTCGGTAGGCGCATATCAATCCCCTCCCTCAGTCGGCAGCACGTCCCGCCGCCGCCGGCCGTACCGCCGGACGGCGTTGCGCTTCTGCTGATACAAGGCGGCGTAAAAGGCCTGGTTGGCCCCATCCCCCTCCGCCTGGGCCAGGAACATGGCCACTCCGTAGGGAAGAACCCCCTCCGCCGCTTCCACGGACAGCGGCACCTCCTCGTGGATGGAGGCCAGCGGCGTGAAGGGGATGGTTTTCTCCAGCGGCCACAAATCGGCCAGCACCTGATTGACGATGTCCAGCCCCCGGCGCACCAGCTCCGCCGACCCGGCGGCATCCACCGCCCCGTCGATTCCCGTATACCCCAGCAGGCTCATCGCCCGCCGAAACGCGTCCATTCCCGTTTTCATCCCGTCACTCCTATCTCACGCAGCAGCGCCTCCCGCTGCTCCGGCGGCAGCGCGTCGAATATCTGCCGGTATTCCGCCGGTAGCCCTTCCACCACCGCCGCGGCGGAGGCGGCGGCTCCCGGCTGTCCCGGGACGGCTTCCGCCTCCGCCATGTCCAGCCCGGCCGGGCCGCCCTCCAGGTCGGCCATAGCGCCGTCCGCGCCGCCGATCCCCTCCGGACCAGCCATAGCGGCGGCCCGGTCCGTCTCCTGCATTTCCCGAATGAGGCCGTTCAGGTCGGGCACCGTGCCCTTGGGCAGCCGCTGTAAATACTGCAGCGGGGTGATGATCTGCTGCCCGAACAAGCTGTCCAGCGTCTTCACGCTCTGGATTTCGCTCCACAGGGTGGAAGCGCCCACGTCGATCTTCACCGCAATCAGCCGGTCCCGGTAATCCTCCCCGTTAAAGGGCAGATACCACACCCCGTTCTCGTCCTCGATCTTCAGGCTCCGTCGGCCGTACAGGGATACCCAGAAATCCGCCCAAATCCGCGCCAAATCCTCGAGGAAGGAGTAAAAGCGGTTCTGCACCGTCTGCATGGGCATGGTGGCCGCCTCCCGCACCGCGATGATGGCGGAGGCGTTGTCCGGCCGGATGTCGCCCAAGGCCGCATCGTTGGCCCCCGATTGGGTTAGGGTGTTGCCGATGAGGGAGGCGATGTTGCTGTCAAAGGCCGGGGAGAAGTTGGGCGGATTGACGTAGCCCAGGGCGTTGGACAGCCCGGAGCCGGAATCGTTCACATCGATGATCTGGCCGGGATCGTTGGAAATCCGGGCGTCGGGGATCATATCCCGATTAACCAGTGTTACCGGCATACCCAGCATCATCACCGCCCATACGCTGGCGGTGATCATGCGGTTGATGGCGATTTGGTTGGGGATCAGGTAGGTCACCTCGCTCTCGCCGTAGGCGCTGCCCCGCCGCCGCTCCCAGCGGAAGGCCGCCAGGGGATACAGCCGCAGGCCGGTGTCCCATTCCTTCCGGATCACCGCGCCCTTCACCGTCACCGCCGCCTTGATCCGGCAGCTGCTCCCGTCCTCGTCCCATTCCTTCCAGAACTTGGTGAGCACCGTGGCCTTGCGGCTCTCCTCCGGCTCCTCCTCCCCCCGGTCCCCGGCCATATAGCCGGTGTCCCGGTCGGGCCGGATGGCCTGGATATCCGCCGCCGGCCGGCCGTTGCGGCGGGCCTCCCGCCGCAGCTGCTCCACGCTTTTGCGCTGGGCGATGAGAATCCAGGGCTGGGCCTGGATGTCGTATTGGTTGGGATCGCCGAAATACACGTTCTCAATGTCCAGCACCTCGCAGGCGATATCCCCCCGGATGGGCGCGGTGCGCCCCTCATCCGCGTACAGCCCGGTGGGGATCCGCTCGTCCCAGTAGGTGTACAGCACCCCCGTGCCGGATAGATAGGCGCCCCGCAGCGCCTGCTCCTTCAGGTCGTCCAGCTTCACCCGTTCCGCCGTGGTTTTGAAGTAGTCGGTCAGGGCGGACATCACCACCCCCGCCTCCTGTTCGGGCGGCAGCTCCGGCGTCTGCTCCCCACCCTGGGCGCGGATGAAATCCTCCCGGGCGCGCCGGGATTCCCCGCGCAGGCCCACGGTGTCCGGCACCCCCTCCAGCGAGTAGTTCACCGTCACCGGGTTGGCGCTGATCACCGCCATTTTGTAGTCGCCGATGCGCTTGATGACGTTGTGCCGCACCAGCGGCCGGTCGTTGCCGCACCGGGCGCCGTGCCATTGGTCCCCGATGTAAAAACGCTCGTTGATCTTGCTTTGCTCGTACAGCCCCCGCCTGCCGAGTCCCGCCTTAAAGCGGCGCCCGGCCTCGTATTCCGCGAACATCTGCGCCGGGTCGAAGGGATTGTGTTTCATGGCCTGTGCTCCTTCCTTTCGTTGTATAGTGCTGAAAAAACCATTTGCAGACCTCCCCTTAAGGAGTGGCTTGCAAATGGTTTTTTCAGGATATACATGTATTTCTTTATTTCTAATCCGTTTTTAATGCGCTCATGCCGCGGAGGCCGGGACATGAACTCCCGACATGCCCCGCTGATTCTAATGGAGCGCACAACTCCCTTCCCTAAATGAGAAACACACTTTTTCAAAAAAGCGCCCCCCACTCAAAGTCAAAACCCATCTTCCGCTCTCAAGTTATCCTCCGTGCCTGCACGGTCCACAAGCGGAGGGGAATGGCATTTTACTTAACTCGATAGGCCGCATGGCACAATC